GGGCGCGGCAAGATTAACTCTTTTAACCGGCCAACGCTGGCCAGTGAGCGGGCATAAAAAAAGCCCCGCCGGTAATGTACCAGCGGGGCGGTTGTCGGCTTGTGCGGGGCTTATCCGGCCATGTATGAAAACACGACAATAAACCCGATCAGGATATAAACGATAAGCGAACCGATCAGGATATCACGAACCGCTCTGATTAACTGGCCCGCCATTATTCGATGTCCATTGTTAAAGTTGCACCGGCCAGCACTTCTTTGATTGCGGCTTTCAAATCTTCCGATCGGCTTTCGTCGTCTAAACCTTCCGGCAATCTTTCGTCGATCATGTCACCAATCTCGCATTGATAATCGTAGATTTCAAAATCTTGAAAGGCACTTTCGACGGCGTCACCAACGTGGCTTTCAATAACGGCCTCAACTTTATCACCGATAACGCCCATTATGGCCTTGCCGAATTGGTCCAACTGTTCAGCTTTTAAAAAGTAACTGGCGTTAGCCTCTTCTAGTCGCTGACGTAATTCTGCAATTTCCGCGTCTTTTGGATCTACGATTGCGTCATTATCAAAGTTTAAGTTTTCCATTTTTTTATTCCCGTAGTTTAAACAGAGGCGGCCACCTCGGCCACCCGATGCCCTGTTGTCTCATATTATCGCATACAATGCAACCCTCATAAAAAAAGCCCCGCCAACGGGCGGGGCCAGTGTGGAATATATGCGGGCCGGTTATGCAGCCACGGCGGCAACCCGTTGCCAATCGGCGGCTTTCATATTCAAAACTTGCCCGCCCCGCAATTGCCACGCGTCCACGTCGTCGGCGTCGGCTTTATTGGCCACGGCTGTTACCGCATTAACCAACGTGGCGCGGCTTATCGGCTGGCCCTGCTCATATCCAGACTGGCCAATTGTATCCAGCAACCCGTCCAATACGCTGGACGTTTCTTTTTTAGTCAATTGCATGACGCGGCCCAAGTTTTGCACAACTTCGGTTTTTTCGACGGCCACGCCGTCGATCACGTCGGCGGCGGCTTGTTTCATTTGCTCAATTACGGCGTCGAATGCGTCACGGCTGGAATAAACGCCAACAAGGTCTCTAATTTTCAATTCCAGCGCTTTATTGTCGGCATCTTTTGCGGCGTCGGATAGCAAGCCCCAATCGTCGGTATCACGGGCGCTTGTGATATGAGATGACCGCGTTTTATTCTGGGTTTGCATTCCATTAAGACACGCCAACGTCCAAGCGATTTGATAAACCGACACTGAGCCCGCGCCTACTTCAGAATTTTGCAACCCTATTCCATTTGCCATTAAATCATTGAGCGCCGCGCCGGTGCCGGTCTGGACCAGTG